CCCTTGTAGGGAAGTTCAGACTTGTAAACATTGATAATGAAAGTGTCTTTCCCCATATTTCGGGTAGACGTACTTTTGCCAGAGCCAGGGGCTCCGACGATTAAGACTCCTCGTCCCATAAAGTGTTGATTTTTAATCAGTTAAATAGTCTGATAGCTCTTCTAAAGATACAAAAAATTGAGGTTCTACCCCAACATTTAGTTGGAAAGGACCGTCTGCTATCAGATAGAAATCCAGTTTTGGAATCCTATACACTTTTAGCTCATTTTTGTCTTGGACACGCAGCTCCAGAGTCTCATACTCTGTAGGTGGGTCTGTAATCAATAATGAGCATACACCAAGGCCTTTGAACCTACGTACAAAGTGCTTAGAAAGGTTGCGTAAGATTGCAATCGTAGACTTTTCCGGATAGTACCAACCAATTGTGTCTATATCTCCATTTGGATTCAACAACTTTACAAGCCGATGGTCACCTTCGGCTTTTCCAAGCCCTACTCTGTAATCATACATTATGCAGCTTCTTCTACACGATTATACTTCAGTTTGTTGACCATTGCCGCAACATGCGGCTCTCCATCTCTAGTCTTAATGAAATGCCAGTATATCCTATCCTTTACAGGCCATGATTTAGGCCCATAAGTCTCCAAATTAAGCATTTCTGGTCTGTGTGTGACCATCACTATATCTGCATGCTGATAAAGAGCATCAGCGCCAAATATGTCGCTTTTAATTGGAAACTGCATAGGTGGTGAATCACGTCTATCTGTAGACTCAATTCCCCTATTCAGCTGGCTAAGAGTTACGAATGTTACTTCGTACATCTTCTTCAGTTCAGAATACATTGCACCCAATGAATACAATGTTTCTTGTGCGCTCTTCTCGTCCTTTGCTCTTCTTACAAGGATTGAGTGGTCGAGAATAACGACTACTGGCCGACGACGTTTCCGAATGTGATTTTTAATCGTCTTCTTCATTTCGCCAACGGTACCGGGTATTCCACAATAAAATATGGGCTTACCTCTCATCTTCTCCATATGAGATTGTACTGCTTTCAGCTGGTCAGCAGTCAAAGTCTCATCTACAGAATAGAGGTCACGTACTGATAGATTAGTAAGTCCGGAGACTTTTCTACCTACTAGCTTACGAGCCAACATTTCAAAGTTGAAGTTCAGGATATCAAACTCTTCTTCAGGGTTCAAAGCTATAAGTCCTTCTTCAAGTTGACTTACAATTGCAGTTTTACCGCTTCCGGACATTCCTGCAATCAAGTGGATACTTTTCCACTCCAAGCCTCCTAGCGATGCTTGATTATACTTAGACCATGGAGTCTTGAGAGAACGAATCTCTCCTGACCTGCGGCCTTCAATGTACTTCAATTCTTCATCAATGGCTTGGTCTATACTTATAATATCCAAACCACTCATTGAACCGCTACTTGAGGTCTTGTCCATATCCTGGGGAATTTTCTTCTTTCTCTGGCTCTGGCTGCCACTTCTCATAAACGTGCTGGTTAAGCCAAGTATTGATATTATTCATGTACTTGAACTCACCTCTCATTCTCCGGGACTTCATTTCTGCATGAAGTCCGGTCATGAGCATTTCGAATTTAGCAGAAGCATTACGCTTCCCTATCTCTCGTTTAAAACGTTTCTTGGTGTCTTTGGCAGCCTTAGAATCAAGGCTCGCTGCTCTAAGAGGTCTACTACCTGCCTTGTAAGGGAAGGTGTTGTAGAACTCCATAAACATCTTGTCTATGTCTGGCCGGAAAGAGTTTTCATACTTTGGACAGAGGTGGACTCCGTTGTCAAACTTAATCCACCTCTTGTCCATCATTGATTTCCAATTAATGCCTCCCTCGATTACCTCGTCTATCTCGTCTTTGCTCAACCCTTTATCAAGCAGTACTAACGCGGTATAGTCTGTAGGAGACAGTTTGTGCTTCTTTAGCACTTGAATATCAATTTCAATCATCTCGCTTTTCAAATTTACTGTACCTATGTCAGTATTCAAAATCTTTAGGTATCAAAGTTGGATATATCTGTAAGTGCGTATGCACAGATTTTATATCTTCTTCTGCTAAATGGACTGCAAAATACTGGTCAATGTCTTTGTCTGTAACGGTTACACCGTACAAACTTTGGACAACAGTAGGTATATTAGATATTGCTATTTCCTCTTTATACTCTTCAATTGCTTGTCGAATATAAATAGGTGCTAAGAAACCAGCTCTTGCTGGCTTGGCTGGAAGAGTGTTTCTTTTAGCTCTGGGAGCCTCAGATACTCTACCAGTACTGACTTTGTAGCTTTCTTCAACCATTTTTCTTCTTGGGTATTTTCCATGTACAAGATGATTATAGCTGCTTGCTTGCCTTCTTCGTACCTAATAACACGTCCTATACGCTGTATCATTGTTAAGGATTTGCTGGTCAGGCCGAGGATTATGGCAACGTTTGCAGCTGGCACATCAGTACCTTGATTTAAAGCTTCAGTACTACAAAGAGCTTTGTACTCTCCGTTTTTAAAGGCTTCTAATTCCTTCGTTCTTTTTGGTTTGCTTACTCTAGAGTGGTAATGTCCGGCATCTGGTTTGCATGCCCGCCACACTTCGTCTGTAGACACATTCGAAGAGCCAAAAGTAATTATCTTGTAGTTTTGAGATGCTTTTATTAACTCAACAGCCGCATTTACCTTAGCTTTTGATTTGTTAATGACAGTCTTGCGTCCTCGCATTCCGGCCATGTACAATGAAGCTTCCTTAAGCTCACCAGGAGTGTAGTTAATCTTATCGTTTAGACGGTCTCTTGCTTCATCAAATGCTTCCCATTGCCCGCCGAGGGCTGTTTGCATCTTCTTAAACAGATAGTCATATCGATTGTACTCCTTCTGAGCTTCAGGCTCAAATGATAAAGGCACAGCGTACACTTTGTAGTCCGAGACAAGCTCAAGTGTCCGGCACTCATCCAAAGTGATAGTATACGCAGGGGTCCCGAGATTGCTGTAGATGTACATCAAGTACTCCGGATTCTCTGGTTCTGTTGCTGTTGCCCACATCATATAGTCCCAAGTGTTATTCTCAAAGAACTTTCTGTACTCTGGGCTTACACCTAAATGTACCTCATCAACTAAGACTTGAGTAAAATGTCTTCCTTTCATTTTGTAAGCTGTCTGGAAACACTCTATTTCAAGTCCTTCAATGTTGAAGCCGGCTTTCTTGGCTTCATTTCGAAACTGCTCAATCAAGTTTACTCGTGGTACCAAGAGAATACATGTATTCCCTTCGACTGAGAGTATTTCTTGAGCGCATCGTAGTAATACTCGCGACTTTCCAAATCCTGTGGCAGCAATAATACCATTCTTTGTGGTACTATTTGCCCAGGCTTGAAAAGCTGCAAGCTGGTACTTATCCTTTCGCTTACCTACTGGCAGCTCAAGGTCTCTTAAATCTATTTCTGCCACACTTTTGAAATTATAGGGTCAGTCTTTAATAAATCGTTGTGTAGCATGTCAGCTGCTACGTCTTCCATAATCTGCTTCATCTTGGTGGCCCAAGCTTCAGCATAGTCTTTATGGCAGATTGTATCAATCTGGTCATGCACAGTCATTACTAATTCAACTGGCCATTTGTTTTTCTTTATCTCCCTATGAATAAAAAACAAAGCACGCTTGACCATGTCAGCTGCTGAGCCTTGTATTGGTGTATTCATAGACTTTCGCTCTACTGCAGATATCACAGCTGAAGAAGTTTCCTCCCCCGGCTCGTAATCGTAGAAATATCTACGTCTGTAGTACGGTGCAAAAGTTTTGATGTATCCTTTCTGCCGGCCGTGTTTGGCAAGCTGAGTTAGGAATTTATGGATGCTTGGGAAAGCCGAAAAGAAATTATCAATTAGCTCCGAAGCCTCCTTTATAGAAATTTGTAGCTGTGAAGATAGTTTCGATGGGCCCATGCCGTAGGCTAATCCAAAGTTTAAGGTCTTAGCGAATTTGCGCATTCTAACGTGTCCTGCACATGTATCGCACCGACCCTTGGTTACTTCGCCTAAATCGTTTTTGGCATAGAATCCACAGTTTTCTTCTTCTGCCTTTTTCCAGTCCTTGCCAAAGATTAATTCTGCACATACTGAGTGCAAATCCTGTCCTCTTCTGCGTGCTTCTAACCATACAGGGTCATTGCTCTTCGTAGCAATAATCATTAGCTCTTGAGAGCTATAATCACATGTTACGAATCTGTAATCTGGGTCTTGAGGCTCAAAACAAGCTCGGTATTCTTTCAGTCCAGGTATTTGTTGGACATTAGGGTCACTCGAGCTTACTCGTCCGGTTTCAAGCACTTGCTTAAAGCGTGTGTGCATTTTACCATCAGAATGTAAACTCTTAAAGAAAGCTTCACCATAAGCGTTGGCTTTCTTTTCAATTTTCTTGTACTTCAAATACTCTCGTACAAGTTCTTTAGACTGCAAAGGTAGCAGTTCAAAATACCCTACACCTTTCAAGTTTTTATTGTATTTGTGTCTGAATAGCTCTAAGACCTGCTTAGGCGAGCCCCATTCAGTTGCCACTCTTCGACCCTCTCCTCCGAAAATGTCGAGTTGTGGAGCCACACAAAAGCTGCGTAAGCTTGTGTCTTGGAAGACGATATCGTCAAGTCTCCGTTGTTGTCCCAATAACTCATGAGAAGCGTTGTTTGCTAGTTTTAACCATTTAGATTTGTTGAGGTACATTCCATTGTAACTGATTTCAGAAAATGCTTCTACAGCTTGGTTCTCTAACTCAATTGTTTTTTCAAATTCTTTTCCTTCGTATTTTTTTCTTTGCTTCTCTCTTATTCGTACCAAGTACTCAACATCTTTTGCGCCATAGACAATATCTGTATATCTATAGGGCTCTCCTTGAAGTCCTATGAATCTGTTTCTCACAGACTTATCTAAGGTTACTTCAAGATATCGTTCACATAAAGCAGCTAACGAATAGCCGGATTTCATCTTACCATTGTATAGCACCATTTCGGTGACCATAGTATCATAGACATTGTAAGTTTCAAATCCGAACGTTGATTTGCAATGCGGGATGTCAAACTGAGCATTGTGAAATAGTTTCAGTTTGGTTGAATTCTCAAATAGAATTGACTTTAAGTCATCCACTCTAACTGTCCGAGTATCAATAACATACTGGTCTGTTTCGTTACCAATTTGTAACATAATTACTTTGTGGTCTACGAAAGACAATCCAGTAGTTTCAGTATCAATACCAAATACTTCATTCTCTTCGATAAATTCGATGAGGTCAGTCATTTCTGCATAGCGTACCTCAATTTCGTCATCGAGGTCGTCCATTTCTATTTCTTTTGGTCCAATGAAGTATATCATTCAAAAAACTTTTTGTAGATTAGCTGGACTAATGATGATTAGATAGTTTTAGAGAGGGGAGTACCTATTATGGCACTCCCCTTTCCTGTTTTTAGGAATCAAATGACCCTGCAAACATAGCTTGGCTAGGCTGAGCAGCTGTTTCGAGCTCACTCGCAAGCACACCTTGTAAGAAAGTATGCTTTGGCTGGTAGCCTGGCTCAACTACGACCACATTTGTGCGGCTGTAGATGTGCTGTCCGGTTGGAGTTACAATAAAC